GCAAACTGCGTGTCAAGCATATTTTGAAAATAAATCTCATTAATGAGAAGTTGCTACTTTAACAACACACTTGACAAAATCCTCTTTATCGGTTACAATCGCAGATATCAAAGACACGCAGGAGCCATATGACTACTGAAACAAGTGGCATGACGGTTACGGCTGTCATCCAAGAACAGAATATATCATTCCTATCTGAGAATGCGCAACTTAAATCTCTAGCAAAAGAAATCGGCAAGGCTACTAAGCCTGCCATTGCCATGTTAGTTAAGTTGCTGGATAGTAAGGACGAGAAGATTCAGATGCAAGCGGCTATTAAGCTCCTTGAGTTTGACATCGATATCCAGAAGACAATCAGTCAAGACCAGATGCAACGTCTGATCGCAGAGATAAAGCTGAACCGTCCAGGTGGAAACCTTAAGCAGATTCCAGTTAATGCTGACGGCACTCCGGCGCGCCAGCCGCCAATGGTAGATTTCAACACCATCCGCGAGTTTTAAGGTGCCTAACGCGTAGGCTCATGTTGACGGACGCAACAACCGAAATCATGCTGGTTTAGCTCATCAGGTAGAGCAATAGTCTTGTAAACTATAGGCGGTGGGTTCGAGTCCTGCAACCAGCACCAAGAATTAGACGTTTACGGAGAACGTTCAGAGAGGGTGTGAAGCCCTCCCTTCAGATTACTATGTTCCCGCTCTGCCGTCGGCATCGGGCTTAATGGTTTCCCACTGTACCGTAGCAAGAAACAGTGGCTAGACAACGTACCCGTAAGGGACTTGGAAGACCGTAGATGAACGTTGGTTCGACTCCAGCGGCCATATCAGAGCGATACTGTAGGCGCGGGTGCAATAATGCAACGGCTCAGTTATGCCGGTCTGATAAAACGGCAACCAACATAAGAATGTCTCCTTAGGGCATTAGAGACTGCGCGGCAGAACTGGAATGCATTGGCAGCATCGCCAAGTATTGTAGGGTTCGATTCCCTATCGCGTCTCTTCCAGCTTTCTTTTATCGGTGTTCCTCGCTATCCAACTCTCCTTGGGTAGAGGGCATCGTTAAAAGCAAGTTGTCCGACACTTGGCAACGAAAGTTGCCGTCAATGTGCAAACGGGCTGCGTGTCAGTCTCACAATTTTAACTACAGGCTCCACTCACGCTATTACGCTGAGTGGGGTCTTTTCGCGTTTGTATTCTTAAGTCAAGGCATCTGTGTGTCCCTCCTCAGGCGCGGGTGCTTTGACTTAAGATTATTGACGACAACCTGAGGAGGTTATGTATGACTAGAAGTGAAGCGACATCCCTGCGCAATACTACCCACGGCATGAGCAAACGGCCTGAATACAGCAACTGGAAAGACATGAAGAAGCGCTGCTTCAATCCTGAAAACAAGCGTTACAAGGACTATGCGGAACGTGGCATATCTGTACACCCCGACTTCGTAGATAATTTCCCGGCGTTTTTGGCTGAGATAGGGCATAAGCCTGAGGGCAATGGCTGGAGCGTGGGGAGGGTTAATAACAATGCTTGGTACACCTATGGCAATATCCGGTGGGAGCGAGCAGAACAGCAAGCCAGAAACCACAGCAAGCAGAGAAACAATAGCAGCGGAGTAACAGGGGTGAAGGTACGCACACGCGTGATTGCGGGTAACTTCTACACGTCTGTGACAGCTAAGTGGACTGACATCAACGGAAAATCCCACACCAAAGATTTCAGTGCAGATAAATACGGTTACGACACTGCTTTTGAAATGGCCGTGAAGTATAGACAAGCACGCATTGAAGAACTAAACCTTCTCGGCGCTGGATATGGAGACTCTCACGGGAGTGATAAATGAGTGATGGACAACTGGTCTTCGGACCATGTAGCAAGAAGCAGCAGCAAATACTTCAGGATAATACGACTGACATATTGCTTTGCGGTGGTGGTGAACAAAGTGCCTCCACGTTAAAAACAACTCTCTAATTGCTGGAACATCTCACTGAGACGATCAGCAGCGAAGCCCTTGCGGGAACGTTCAACGACTAGCCGAAAGGCGTACACTCAAGCGAGTGGAAACGGGAGTCCTTCTGACGAAGTGAAGATATAGTCTGATCTGCATGGTGACATGCAGCAGCGAAAGCGGGGCAGTTATTGCGACACTGCCTGAACACATTGGCTGGTGGAGGAAAGTCACATACGTGTCTTACCAAAGCACTCCGGTACATCCAAGACCCTGCTGCAAGGGTACTTATTGTACGACGCAGCTTCCCAATGCTAAAACTCTCTGGCGGCCTATGGGACGAATCTAAGGGAATATACAAGCACTTCGGTGGTGTGCCCAAGGTACAACAGCTTACGTGGGTTTTCCCTAATGGAGCCACGGTGCAATTCGCCCCAATCCCTGATGATATCGGTGAATGGCAAGGTCTCCAAGCAACAAACATTCTGGTCGATGAAGCTGCTGAGTTTACGCAGGAAGAAATACTCTTCCTTGTCGGTCGTCTGCGTGGTGCAAAGTATAAAGGTCACTTAGATGTGACGATGACGTGTAACCCGAACAGAAGTTCATTCCTATTCGAATGGGTCAAGTATTCACTCGATGAAATTACTGGCGTACCTAAGCCGGGAACAGAGGACATCATACGCCACTTCATTAACGTGGGTGGCATTATGTACTGGGCTAACTCAGTGGATGAGTTGTGGGAGAAGCATGGCATTGAGCTAGGGCTTGTGCGTGAGCATGAGGACGCAATGCGCGTCAACTTCCAGCCAAAGTCATTCCGGTTTATCCCGCTGACGATCTATGACAACCCAATTCTGCTGAAGAACAACCCCGGCTACCTAGCCAATCTGATGTCTCAACCCCGTGTTAATCAATTACGATTCCTGCATGGCTCATGGACTGCTAAGGCAGAAGGCTCAGGCTTCTTTAACAGGGAGTGGATACGAATCGTAGACCTTCCAGCAGTTAATCCTATCAGCCGTGTCCGCTCGTGGGACTTGGCAGCATCTGTAGCATCAGAGACGCACCCTAATCCAGACTGGACTGCAGGCGTGAAGATGAGCCGTGACAAGTGGGGCACCTACTGCGTCGAAGACGTTGCAAGGTTCAGGAAGCTCACAGACGGAGTATTAAAAAGTATTGTCGACATCGGGCACGAAGATGGCTTGGGCGATACTCAAGTCACCATTCCACGCGATCCAGGTGCTGGTGGAAAGACCGCTAACTCTTTCTTCATCCGCACATTAGCTGAGAACGGCGTGTCCGCTAGGTCTGTTGTCGTATCTGGTCACACCAGCAAGATATCCAAGTTCCTGCCGTTCTGCTCATATGCAGAGAGTGGTGGAGTGACGATGGTACGAGGCGACTGGAATGAAGCGTTCCTAGCGGAGTTGGAAGACTTTGTCGGCAGTCGGAACCAGAAAGACGATCAATGTGACGCAGCGTCAGACGCATTCAACACGCTATGCAAGCAAGTCACCCTACCAACCTTTGCAGTTCCTTCGATGGAAATGCCATCACCTATACCTCAAATATAATGTAATGTAGCTAAGGAAGCAGCATGTCGTGGTCAAATTGCATTATCTTCGCATGGATGTTGTGGCTTAGGCGTCGTCGTAAAGGCGATGCCGGTTATGTAGCTTTCCGTGAATCCCACTGGGGTAAGTTCCCACATGCTGTGTATGTCCACCATAGGACGGCGCACTGCAAGGAACACTGGGTGGCCTTTGTCCCTACGTCTCCCAAGCGAAGAATGATCCCACCCCCACTCTTTAAGGGAAAGGTTAAGTGGGGTGACTAGCACACCTATTGACAAAAATCAAGTAGTAGTGTATAATCCGCCTTATAAATTAAAGGAGTACCTATGCCCCTAGCAGACGCTCAACAGGGCGTAGAAGCATCCCTCAAGCCAGACGATGGTATTACTGTACCACGTATCACGCTCGCTGAACAAGGCTTTACTGGCCTCCGCGTCATTAATCGTCAAATCCTAGAAGAGCAACAACGCGTATTCCGTTATCCAGCGTTCATTAAGACTGTCAACGAGATTAGGAACAACCCTACTGTCGGCGCAGCGATGAATGTCTATCGGATGATGATTTCCCGTGTCAACTGGTCGGTATCCCCACCAGAAGCTGGTACAGACTTAGACAAGTCCCGTGCAGCGATTATTGGCACGATGATGAATGACATGGATCACTCGTTTTCAAAGTTCATTGAAGAAGTAGTTCCGTACCTTGAGTATGGCTTTGGCATCCACGAGAAAGTGTTCCGTAGGCGTCTTCGTCGTACTGGTTCTAAGTATAACGACGGCTTGATTGGACTTCGCAAACTGGCTCCACGTAGTCAAGACACCATTGCTGGCTGGTTGTATAACCCCGGTGGTGACGAACTGATTGGTGTCGAGCAGACCACAAGATACATGACCAATCCAACTCAGTACCTGAATAAGGTAGACGAGCATGGCCTGATCCCAATTCCACGCGAGAAGTTCCTCCTGTTCTCGGCATCTGCCACTAAGGGTAACCCCGAAGGCAACAGCCTCTACAAGAACATTTACCTCGCATATAAGACTCTGTCACTCCTGCAAGATCAGGAACTGGTAGGTGTCTCGAAAGACATTCAAGGCATTCTGAAGATTGCCATTCCCCCACGCTACCTCGACCCTGATGCGTCGGACGAAGACAGGCTGGCTGTTGCTGCTTTCCAGAAGATCATTGACAACTACAACGCTGGCACTCAACGCGGCTTATTAGTGCCAAACATGATCGACCCTGACAGCAAGTTGCCGCTGTTCACGTACGAACTGATGGAGTCTAAAGGGCTTGCTAAGTTCGACATCGAAGCAATCATACGTCGTCTACAAGGCGACATCCTCTCGGCCCTTAGCGTTGATATCCTCAAACTTGGTGCCGAAGGTACTGGATCATTCTCACTCGCAGAGAGTAAGAGTTCGATCCTCGCAATTGCTATTGACTACCGGCTCCGTGAGATTGCAGAAGTCTTGAATCAAGACCTCATGCGTACACTTTACGAAGTAAATGGCTGGTCGACAGAGAACATGGCTAAGTTTGTTTATGCCGACGTTGAAGACATTAGTCTTGAAGAGTTCTCGGCAGCAGTTCAACGTATATTCGCTGTCAGTGCTATTGAAATGGATCGTCCGGTGATGAACCGCGTACGTAAGGTTCTTGGCGTGCCAGAACTACCAGAAGACGAGCCTCTGCAGAAAGACAACCTCCCCGCAATCATCACAGGACAGGCTACGAGCGCTGGAGACGGCATGGCAGCAGGTTCCGGTGACGGTACTAGGAAGAACGCTGTAGCTGGCTCTGGTGACAGTTCTGTGTCGAACAAAGAACATAAATAGGAGTGCAATGAAAGCACACGCAGTTCATAGGCTGCTTGCCAGCCTCTACAACAAACCTCACCTGGTAGATAAGACGACATTCATCGCTGCCACGGATTACCTTAAACTCAGGAATGCTGGAATGATCGACTTCGGCTCTGCCGATACAGGCGCTCCAGCTAAAGAGACTTTCGATACGGCCCGTAGCATTGGCGTCATCGACATCTCTGGCCCACTGACATACAAGCCGACAATGTTCCAAGCACTGTGCGGCGGCTGCTCTTATGAAGACATCCTCGACCAAGCAAGCACAATGATTGACGCTGGAGTAAAGACCATCATCATGAATTGCGACTCTGGTGGTGGCGAAGCCTACGGCTGTTTTGAAGCTGCAGATGAACTTCGCAGGATGTGTGATGCAGGCGGTGTACAACTCTCAGCTTATGTCGACGGCATGGCCTGCTCTGCAATGTACGGCCTAGCCTGCGTTGCTGACGAGATAGTCGTTAATCCGTACGCAGAAGTCGGCTCAATCGGTGTCCTAATCGCACTGATGAATGATTCGGAAGCTATGAAGCAAGCTGGTGTTGAACGCACGTTCATCACTGACGGTACTGAGAAGGTTCCATTCGCTGCTGATGGTAGTTTCAGGGAAGGCTTTATTCAAGACCTTCAAGCACGGGTTTCTGAACTAGGAGACTCATTTAGGCAACATGTTTCTAAGCACACAGGTCTGTCTGTGGAAGAACTGAAGGCGACTAACGCCAAGGTGTACTCCGCTAAAGACGCTCTTGCAATGGGCCTAGTAAACAAAATTCAAACCCGTTCTGAGTACATATCGTATATCGCAGACAAACATAAAGGAAACTCATGATGTTGGACAAATTTAAGAAGCTGATTGGCGTGAATCAAAAGCCAGAAGCTGTAGCCCCAGTCGTAGCTGAAGAGGATTTCGGTCTGGCTCCAGTTGATGACGCTGTTGCAGAAGTCCCGGCGATTGTCGGCGCTGATGTGAAACTTGTTGTCGACATGTCGGACGTGCAAGCGAGTGTAGCTGAGATGGCTGGAACATTCGAAGCTACTGTGGCTGGTCTGCAATCGCAACTGGACGCTGCTCTGGCATCGGTCGCAACACTGACTACAGCGCTGGAAGCTGTCGTTGCTGAGAAGGCTGAAATGATTGCTGCTGCTGGCATTACTAAGATGACAGCGCGTAAAGAGAAGGTTGTGGCTGCAATTGGTGAGTTGAAGGCTGACGCACTGATGATGGCTACAGGCGGTTTGGACGATGCAGCGTTTGAAGCTGTAGTGTCTGCACTGGCTGGTTCGGTTGAAGCGGAAGCTGCAACGGACATGTTCAAAGAGGTTGGTGCAAGCGCCACCGCTGATGTTTCAAAAGTTGTTGCTGGCGAGAGTGCAGAAATGCGTCTCTTGAAAGCTAAGTACCCCCCCAATCCAAATAAATTAAAGGAATAATATGAGCATTATCGCTGTAGACCAAACACGCTTCTCGCAAGTGGTCAAAGAAGAATACGCACCAGAGACTCGTTTCTGCCGTGACGTAGTAACCATCAACGACGCTGCTGGCACATTCCCAGTCGGCGCTGTCCTCGGAATGGTTACCGCAACTGGCAAATACAAACTGGTTACCTCGGCTGCTGTCGATGGTTCGCAAAATGCTGCTGCTGTCGTTATTGCCGATTACCTCGGTCTTTCGCATGACATCGTCGTTGCAGCTAATACAGACACTAAGGTGCTGACGCTGACCCGTGGCCCTGTGATTGTCGCTGGCCCTGCACTGACCCTCGGAACAGGCGCTACTCTGGCTGCTGTCACCACTGCACTGAAGCCCCTCGGCATTATTGTCGAAGCTCAGGCGTAATCTAACTTAAGACTAAGGAAATAAAATGATTGTACGTAGTTTTGCTAACGGCTTCGAAGTCGCGGATTGGACTGAAGAAGTCAGCTTTATCCCTAACCAATGGGGTACTATTAACCAACTCGGTCTGTTCGAAGTTGAGCCAGTCGCGGAGCACGTTGTCGTCTTCGAAGAAATTCGTAAAGATGGCGCTCTGATTGTTGACCGCGTCCGTGGTGATCGCGCCCTGCAAGGTAAAGATGCAACGCGCAAGCTGCACACCTTTGCTGTGCCACACTTCCCACATGACGACTACATCTCGCCGCAAGACATCCAAGGCAAACGCGCCTATGGTGCTGCCGGTGAAGCAGAGAACGTCGAAGCAGTCCGCGCTCGTAAGATGGAACGTATTCGCCAGAACCACGCATGGACTCTGGAAGTGGCGCGCGCTCAAGCGATCACCCAAGGCACTGTGTACGCTCCAAACAACACTGTTGTGCAAGACTGGAATGCAGAGTTCGGCGTTACCCGTACATCGGTTGACTTCCTGCTCGGCACATCGACCACAGAAGTTGTGGCTAAGATCGAAGCATGTCTGGCATCCCTGCAAGACAACGCTAACGGTGAGAACATCAACGAGACAGTCGTCCTGACCTCGCCTGAGTTCTTCGCTAAACTGATTTCGCACGCTTCCGTGAAGCAGGCGTATCAGTATTACACATCGACGCAAGAGCCACTGCGCCAACGCCTTGGTGGTAACACCACGCGTCACCGTGAGTTCAACCATGCTGGCACACGTTTCATCGAAATGCGTGACACACTGGCTGGCGTCCGTCTGATCCCTGCTGGTCAAGCGTTCATGGTGCCACTGGGCACTAAGGGCTTCAAGACTTACTTCTCCCCGGCTAACCGTTTCGGCTTGGTCAACACACTGGGCGAGGAGGTTTACATGTTCGAATCGATGGATCAACGTGGTACGCAGATCGACATCGACACTGAGTCGAACCACGTTTCGGCCCTGCTTAAGCCACAGCTCGTTATCAGCTTGACAAGCTCTAACTAATCTTTGATTAGCTCACAGCCTTCTCTTAACAGAGAGGGCTGTTTTCTTTGTATCTACCGTCCCGTATCCGGTTAAGAGATTCGGTTAATACCGTGGCAGATACAAAGAAAACATATGTAACAACAACAGCGAAGGCATACAAAATGACGCAGAAATTTACAGACATTGCTGGTGGACTATATATCCCAGCAGAAGCTAATAACATCTTTGATTCGACTCGGCAGTATGCCTTCAGCTTGGATAGCTGCGCTCAGGCACTCACCTACAACGCGGACAATACTCTAGCATACATCATTGCTGGCCCTGACCATCAAGGCAACCTCTACAAGCAATCCATGACCTATACGTCTGGTAATTGCACAGCCATCTCTGCATGGGTGAAACAATGAGTTTAGCAGAACATATTAAGAACAATGCGATTATTGGCGGAGCCAAGCTTGCCAAAGACTCGTCCGGCAATGTGATGGGGATACAAGGCATCAGCAATATCGGCACGAAAAACCGACTTGGCCGCCGTTTGAAGATTGCGCAGATCGGAAACAGTATTTCAGCCTACAGCGGCGTCCAGGCAAACCAATTCAGGCCCAAGGGTGCATTAGCTTGGGCGAACGCCTATCTGCATTATGGCTTTAGCAATATCCGTTCAACGGCGGGGCAGATCGGCGCTGATGCGAATTCCCAGATGGACGCATGGGGAACTTACGCCTACAGCGGCGGCGTACTGGGTTCGCAGTCCGGCGACGGGCGCACCAATACCATCA